AATTCCGTAGTCAGAACCAGAGATCTCAGTTGTCATATCCATTAGCTTCACAGTACCAACTGCTGACTTATGGAAGACAAGACCAATAGTTTTACTATCGTCACCTGAGTAAGTGTTGTTCGCACCACTTGGGTTAGATCCTACGTTTGACTGAGGTACGTTGTTACTCATCATCACAGGAATACCTGCAATCTGTTGAACACGACCAGAAGCAAACGAACCATTACCTTGTGGGTTGAAGTCAACGTCTACAGTTCTTGTAGCTGTTTCAGCTAACTTGTAGTACTCAGCAGGTGGTAGTACACAGAAACGATCTGTTGGAGGAATGTCTCTTTCATCAAATGTCTGTGCAATATCATAGATAGCAGCAGCTATCTCATCACCTGTAACGTCAGAAGAAGCTGTATTACCATTAGCAAGTGTTAATACAAGACCACCATTACCACCACTAAGGTTAGTAGAAGCTCTGGAAGCGTTTGCAATCTGCTTGGCAACGTTTTGGTCATAGGTTCTAGCAAGAGCCTTACCTAATTCATCAGCGTAAGTAGCTCTTACGTCATAATGATTCTTGAGTTCATCAATGTTTGCGATGAAACTCTGTGCAATTAGAAGATCATCAATATTGATAATCTTTTCGTTTGCCTTGATTTGGTTAGCACCAACAAGAGGAGTTCCTACTGTATGGTATGCAGCAGTAGCAGTTCCTAATACTGGGAACTGTGCTGACTTACCACTTGTGATAGTACGAACTGAATGTAGTTGCTCGTTAAAAATGTTGTTGCGGGCAAACGCAGTTAGCACCTCACCCGAAAATATTTTTAAAAACAGGGCATCAAAATCTGTGCCTGTATTATTAACCAAACCAAGACGAGATACTGTGGCGTTAGCCATAGGAAAACTCCTTGATTAATGTTTACAAATTTGAG